TCTTTTATTTTTTTAATATCGTCTGTGAATGTTGCCCCGCTTTCGTTAATTTTAATCGTTATCAGTTTTTGGCTGTTTATTACGTTGACCGCCTTTTCCATAATTTGATAATTACCGTCTATTTGAATAAATCCATTATCAAGTTTAATGGCTATAATATCTCCTGCCTCAAAGTTGTCCGGTATAGCCGGGCTCAGTTCTATACTGGGGCTTAGTTCGCTATCACTATTATTATTGATGGCGCTGTTATCTAGTGTAGTCTGGTCATTTATCTCTCTAAAGTTCTCAAAGCTCTCTAAAAGCCCATACAAGCCCCTTAGCGTTGCATTCTCTTGGGCAGTTGTTAGCGCATCGCTCTTGCCGTATGTCTTTGAAATTATTTCCCTGCCAATGTCTGATACTTGAAAATTTAAAATGTTCGCTAGTTCCGGGTTATTATTTTCAAATCTAAATATTACACTCGATGTTAAGTCTCTTCCTACCACGCTTTTAAAGTCTAGACTGCGGTCATTATTTATCAATATTTGCCCGTCCACGGCATCCTTTATGCTTTTGATGGCGCTTAACACCTTTGAGCGGTTGAATGTTAAATTTACTGCCGTTGTTAGATCTATATCCCCTGCAGTTATCCCAGTTGCCTCGGCTGAATTGGCTGTGCTTAAAATGCTCGCGACTGATGCTCCTGCCTGTCCGCTATAAGTTACTGCATTACCAGTTACCCTTTTATCTAAAATATGAGCCAAGCCATAGCATTTTATCTGTATTACATTTAATTGGATTGTTTTCTCTATGATTAGACCAGTCCATTTTACTTCTCCATTGTCTTCAGTTATTTCTACTCTGTTGTAGTGCAAGATGTTCGCTGGGGTTATTTTTTGATTATCAATTCTAACTAAAAACGAGGCATCGCCTACATCGTTGACTTTATTTTTATAAGATAGATTATTAAAATCACTACTACTCACGCTATTTATTAGCATGGTTAGCAGATTATATTGGTTGTCGTATATTAAGATTCTCATATTATAGGTATGTATCTCTATGGTCTACTTCCAAAACTTCCGCAGGCGCTATTCTTGTTGCGATCGGATTTTCGGTAATGTTTTCATCGCTGGTTAAATACAAAATATTGTCACCGCTCTTTAGCTTGATAAATTCACTACCAATATCAAGGTCGCTCGATATATCTGATCCGCTTTCGTTTTTTATAGTTCCATTTAGCACATCTATTATTATTTTTTCACCTAATGACAAAACACGGCTAAATGACATATATTTTCCTGTACTCAAATTCTCTAGTTTGGGATTTGTTAGCGCTCCGTTTATTGTAATTATTGGGTTGGCATAAGTATTTCCTAGGTTTGCAACTGTAAGTGTTTGTTTCTTTATAATATCAATTTTTGCGGACATTTTAGTCGGTAGTTTAATACTCCCCGCCTCATATCCTCGTAGCCCTAGGCTTTCAGTTTCAGCTTGGCTTTCAATGTCAGGGTTAGCACTCTTTAAAATCATTTGAAAATTCAAGCGGAATGGCTCTCGCATGTTACGACTAAACCTGATCGGGTTATAAATCTTTCCTGTGGTCTGCAATGCTCTTCCTCTCGGGTCAGTATACTTTATGCTGATTACTCCGTCATTACCAACTGTAGGCTCTAATGGTAGCCCTACAACGAGCTTTAGCTGGTCTTGTATCTCTACTACCTTTTCTTCGTCTTCTCCCACGATTACACCGCTAAAAACAATAAGCCTCTTTCCATAAAAGCTATTAAAATCCCATATTCCGTGCTGACCCTCTTTGGCTATTTCCTGATTTTTTATCTCTAGCTCAAATGTTGGATATTCCTGCAGAGCTATGCAATTTAATGGGTCTGTATCATGGTCGTTTATTATTATGCTCTGTCCATCAGCGTTTTCTAATGTAAATTTTGTGCCTATCATATTATTTATTTAATTCAAAGCTCATATTTTTTAGTACTGCGTCCATATCTATTTGCTCGTTTATCACATTGTTCATGTTGATGTTATTGTTTGTGGTAGATCCAGCACTGCCAATTCTAGCCCCCTCTAAAGCTTTAATCAGTCCGCTATACTTATTGACCATATTTGCTGGGATAACATACTCGCCTGCGTGTACCTCCCCGCCGTTAGCTACGTATCCTCCTTTATGAAATTGGGGGAGTTCGCTCGTCCTTGTTGCTGACTTGCTTTTAGCTATCGCCTCAGATAATTTGTTATACCAAGCAATTTGCTTTTTGACTTCGTCTTCAGTTATTTTTACGCGGTTGTCGCTTAAATCTTTAAAGCGCTGGTTTCCTAATTCTATAATCGCGTTTATTTGCTCCTGTTTGTCTTGTAGTAGGGCTAGTGTCTTGGCTTTGTTTTCCTCTTCTAGTAATAGCTCATTTTCAAGGGCTAGTTTCTTTTCTTCGTATTCTAGTTGTATCTGAGCTTTCTTAGCTAAGTAGTCCTCGATGCTCCTTTCAAGCTCTGAGAGGTCGGCACGTCGCTTTGCCTCGGCTATTTCAGTATCAAGCTGGGTCTGCAGGTCTGCGTTTTCCTTTAAGACTCTTTCTCTTTCTAATAGCTCTGCTTTCAGCTCTGTTATGTCGCTGGCTCTTTCATCTGTATATTTTTCTACTTGCTCTTTTTCTAGGTCTGCTATTTTCTGTTTTATTTCTAGGATCTTGTTTTGTTCGGCTACTATCTTCTCAGCTATCCCGGCATCTTCGCTGGCTAAGTCCTTTGATAGTTCCTCTTGGAGTTCTAACAGCTTGATTTTTAGGCTGGTTATTTTTTCCTCGATCTTCTCAAGGTCTTTTATATTGTTCTCGGCTAGTTCTTGAATTGCCTTTGTGCCTTTGTCCTCGAGGTCTATTGTCTGGTCTTCTAATTGTATCCATCTATCAATTAGTTTTTTAGCCTCATCCTCAGCCTCTTTCATTGCATCATTATTATCCTTTGTTCCTGATGATAGCTTATTTAGATTAGCTAATATTGATTTGTACTCTTCGCCCAATTCTCCAGTTGCATCGGCATTTTCATCTGTTGCACTTGTATTTTTATTTAATATTTTCAATGCCTCCTCATCTTGGTTTACTTTTTCTTTTGCTAATTTAATTTTTTCTCTTGCATCATCTAAATACCTTTTGTCTAATACACTAGGATTATCTTGGCTATTTATAAATACTCGCTGAAACTCATTTTGAGCTTTTCCTAGTTCTTGTAAATTTTTATTTTCGCTCCTTATTAAAGCACCATTATCTTTAGCTGTCTTCATTCTTTGGTCAGCTAGAGCAGTTTCACTTTCCACCTGTTCATTTAATTCTCTCTTTAAATTTTTAATTTGGTTCATTATCAATGTATATCCTGCTAACCCTACGGTTATTACCAGTGCCAAGGGAATCGCTAATAGTGCAGTTCTTAATGCTATGAGAGCCCCTCTCAATGTTAATGTTCTTGCTGTCAATGTGCTAAAAAGACCGCTCAGTGTCATAGACGATATTCCCACTGCTTTAAATGCCCATGCTAGACCGACAGTTGTTCCTAGCCATTTAATTGTTAAAATAAGTTCATCACTTAATACATTTATAGCCTCTGTTACTTTAACTAATGCTTTTATAAAGGTGTTTATAATTGGCAAGACAAAAGAGCCGACACTAATACCTAGGTCATTAAAATTATTCTTTAATAATTGTATTTGGCTTTTTGTTGTTTTATATCTCTTTTCTGCCTCTTCCGCTAATGCTGTATTTTTAATAAATGCCTCAGTGCTTAAATCTATTGCATCAGTAAGTAAATCACCAGCACCCGCTAATGATATAAAAGCTCTTGATAGCCTTACATCTTCTAAGCCTAATTCTTTTAAAATAGAAAATGCATCATCCCCAGCCAGCCCCAAGCCTTTTACAAATTCGTTAAAAGCGTTTCCTGCATCATCTTTAAATGCTGTAGAAAATTCTTCACTAGTCATCCCTGCAACAATTGCAATTTTTTCTAATTCCACCCCACCTTGAGCGACTGACTTTGTCATTTCTTGTAATACTTTCTGCACCGCTGTTCCTCCTGCCTCTGCCTCAATACCGACAGAGCTCATCGCCGCACCAATCGCTAATACTTGTGCCTCAGTAAGTCCTGCTATTTTACCAGCACCAGCGATTCTCATTGCAAAATCTATTATTTCTGATTCTGTTGTGGCGAAGTTATTACCTAAATCTACTATCGCTGATCCAAGATTTGAGGTTTGTTCTATCGGCATTCCCATGATGTTCGCAAATCTTGCGAAGTCTAAACTAGCTTGCTCTGTCGTTAAGTTTGTTGATGTAGCTATTTGCGATATTGTTTTTGAAAATTCACCGATTTGTTTAGTAGGCACTCCTAATTGACCTGCTAATTCGCCTATCCTTGCAAACTCATTAGCTGATACTGGTATTTCTTTAGCTAGTTGTCTGAATTGCTTACTGAGAGCCTGTAGTTCTTCTTCTGATGCATTAACAGTCTTCCTGACACCAGCAAATGCATCTTCGTATCTTATTGCACTACCTACAGTCGCATCTATGCCTGCTTTTAGTCCTTGCCAGCCTAAGTACGCCCCGGCTAGATTCTTTACCATGTCGCCACTAACACCGCTCACAGTTTTTCCTAAGCCACGTGCCTTGGTGTCAGCGTTGTTTATTACTTTGTTGTATTGGCTGTCGTCTCCTCTTATCTCGTAGACAAGTTCGCCGACTACTTTTTTATTTGCCATTTGGTTTAATGTTAAATAGTTGGGCTTTCAAATTTCCGACTGTATTACTATCTTGTTTCTTTAATTTATTATATGTGCCTTTTTCCAATTCGCCTTTTTTCTCTTTAATGTAAATAAGGCTATTGGTATATTCTATAAATTCGTCTAGGTATAGTTGTCGTACCTCTGTCAGGCTAAAACCACCAGTTACTAAAAATGTTATGCCTTGTCTTAGTTCTTCTAATTGGTTGCTAGTTGTTTTGGGCTTTTTTTTTTAGATTCCGGCTCATCGCCATCCAGTCCTAACAGATGTAAAAATCTTTTTTTCTTAAAAAACTCAATCACCCGTATCGCCTCTGCTTGGGTCATCATTTTCTTTATATCTTCTACAGTTTCTATCTCGGGCTGGTACTTACTAAATAAAATTAGCAAGTATTGATATACTCCATTGAAATATTGACCAAGCTTTTCTTCTCCGTCCTTTTTATTATCTACCTCCTGTTTTGAAAGTGCGGAGATTTGTATTTCTGCCTCCATTAGTCTTTCGCTCTCTTGTATAGTCAGCTCATTCGGGATTTTAAATGTTTTCATTTTTCCCTTTAGCTCTAGATTGACGATATATGGTTGCCTGTCCTTGTATAAATTTAATGTTTGCATATTTGTTCCTTATAATTTTTTCTATCCATTGCCTTGTGGCATTTATAACATAGTCTTTTCCAGTCGCTCCTCTCTTTCTTGTATTCACCGCTTATATTTGCCCAGTGTATCATTTTTGGTCTTTCATCGATTACCCCGCATTCTTCGCATTTCCTGCTTAAACCGAACATCTTTCCTACCCACCAATGTATTGCCTTATAATCATTTCTTTTATATGCTACCTGTCCTCCGTGGCTCATTGGGTTGTCTTTTCTCATTCTTTCTCGGTTATGCTCTAATTTCATCGGGTTACTATTTTCCATCCTTTTTTTAGCCCACGGTGCTGGCTTGCCTTTGTTCCACGCTCTTCTACCTTTATTTGCTTGTCTGAGCTTTTCTTTTGTTGCCTCGCTCATAGGCTTACGTTTCTTAATTTCTGGGGACATAATTTTTATTTTAGTTTATTATATCCCCAGTTTATCACTCAACGTAATTCTTAGCTAGTCTGTTGTTATCAGATAGTATTTTGTTCGTCTGAGATTTCAACGATATCCCCTTGGAATGTAATCGGCAAAACCGCTACTTCCTCTTCATCATCCCCAGCAAAGTCAATGCTGATAGGAGCGAAGTTTGATGCATTCTCAATATCAATCTTGAATACCTTGTTGTTTTCGTCAGTGTTAGTGATTCTCATGACCTTGCTTGTCTTAGTTCCGCTGTCATTGAAAGTCAATTTTTTGCTGGCGTTTGGGGTGTAGGTATAGTCTACAGTGATTGCTAATGCCTGAGAAGTGATTGGAACGATATAGGTATATCCCAATGTTCCATTCGCACCGTCTCCAACGTACGTGCGGTAGTCGGTATTTAATACCAATGAGCTACCTCCCGCTTTAACTGTGATACTCGCTACAATAGTGTTAGCGCCGTTCTTATAGTTAAGCTTGATTGGAGTTCCCTGAGTCCATCCTGTGCCGTGTGCCTCGCCACTTACTGGTGTTGCGCTACCTGCTACAGTTGTTAAATTTACTAAGCCAGCATCTAAAGTTGCTAGGTTAGTAAGGTTAATTTCACATAAGTCGAATGTCATTTCAACTTTTTTACCATTGACAAATTTCTTTAAGTCATCAACGTTGTCAAACTTGATGGCTTGATTTTCAGCAATAGAATTGATAACTGGGTTTCTTAACGCCCCGATATCTACTAACGATGCGAAGCTGTCTCCAACTTCTACCTTAACCGCCCCTTTGCGTATGGCGGTAGGATTTTGAATGCTTGTTTGTGGCATATTCTTGTTGTTATATTACGCCCGCCTAAGGGGACTAGCGTAATGTTTATTAGTTTATTTAAAGTTGTTAGCTTTTTCTTTTTTTACTCTTTCTGCGTACTCTGCGGAGACCTCGACCTGCTCTCCTTGCTTAACGAACGTGCCGTCAGCTAGAGTTGTGTTCTTTGTCGCTGTGAGAATGACTGTATCCTTTATTGGAATGCCTACTACATCCCCAGCTTTAACGCCTGCACGTTCTAGCGCTCCGTCATTTACCTCTAAGTCCTTTTTTGTTACCTTGTGTTTTAAATCTTTTTTAGCCATATATTTTTGCTTAATATTTTATTGATATTTCTACTACGTAAATAAATTTATTTGAGTCGGGGTCTTTGAACGCTGTCCTGCCATAGAATGCAGTTCTTTTTACTGCAAATACTCCGCCGAGCAAATATTCGTTCTGATCATCAAATATCCTGTTAATGTCATTTGCTAATCCGAGTGCATCGTCATAAGTATCTGCTAAGCAGTTTATTTGGAATATCGATGTTCTTGCTAATGGGTATGCTAGCCTTTGGGTTATTTCAGTATAAGCTATTGCCATTGAATACTGCACATCTTCAGGGATAACAAGCGGGTAAATATTATATATTGCCCCGACCTTTATTTTAGCGGATATTGTGGCATCATTCTTTATTGCGTTGTATAAACCTTGCTCTAGCATATTTTTATGATAACATTTTTTTTAATCTTTGAACACTGCAAGACCCTTTTTTTCTATGTCACTTGCCCCTAGCCTAAACATCGCACGAGGGCTAAATTTTGACGTTCCATATTCTACAAATTCAGCATATTCTACATTTGTCGCCACCTCTCCCCTTGCCCATCCTGTTCTGCGCCCATCAATATGCGCTTTAAGATTTCCGGTCTTTACGGGTGTTCTATTTCTAATTGCCGTTTCAGTCAGCGCAATTACTTTTATTATTCCCTTATCAAGACTATCTGTTATTTCTTTACGGACGGCTAAATTTTTTATCAGTTTCATATCTATTGTTTAGTTTTTTTGGCAAACACTTTGACATGATGGTTATGGCTGTCATTATCTACACTCAATATTTCGTACACCTCACCGCCTAGTGATATGCGGTCTTTTACGGCTATGCTAGTTCCTAGTAAAAAATAAAATGCATAGTCGTCTATATAGGTGTGAGTTAGCTCGTCATATATCTTTGGCTGTAGGTTTTTTACTTTTCTTGTTTTAACATTACTCGCTTTTGTAGTCCAAGTTTCAGAAAGACTCCCAGTGCTATTTTGGGAGTTTGTTTTTTGCTCGATCGTGCATATTAAAATTAAAAGGCTTGAGTAGCTCATATTTATATTTGAATTACCCCAGTGCTAGGCATTACAATTTTTCTTTTGTATTGATCTAGAATTGAAAAAACACCAAGCGACTGAGCGGTCTTTGCGATGTCAGTATATTCTATTTTGTAATCATCAAATGTTTCGGCTTTAACTTCACGCAGAGTTAGATCTCCTATCTTTTCTTTTAGTGTTTCAGAGGCTAGCTTGGTTGCTATCAGTTTTATGTCTGATGGCACAGAATCGCTATATCTAAATTTGCCGACTACTTTTACATTGCGCTGGTCTTTCTCAAATTCGTAAATAGTTCCTAGGCGACTGTTTGTTCTTCCGCCCGGCTGTACTAGCTCGATGTATGAGTATGGCTTACCCTCAAGACTAGCATTGTATGGCTTTAAAAAATAATCCTCTTCTGCTACTTGGAGCACGCCGTCTATTGTAAGGCTTGTCAGGCTCTTTAAATCGCCCACTGGTAGCTTTTCCGTCCCGTTGCCGTCAAAGTATCGTGTTTGGTCGTTATCAGACGTAGGAGCCTCAAAAATACGCTTTCCAAATCGTTCCTCTCCGCAGTATCTCTCAATAAATTCAGTGACACCGCAAATTGTCAGAGTAATGAAAGTTGCTAGCCCGGCGTCTAGCGTCACACCTAGGTAGCTTTCTATTGTTGTTTTATCGGTATACATATTTTTTACTTATTTTTTTATTATGCCTAAATTATAACATTTTAGAATAAAAAAGGAAACACTCAAATCAGAATGTTTCCTTTAATATACTCTCGCTTTTTATTTTATAGGACTGGTACTACTCGGTAGAAAGTTCTAACGCTTAAAGTTGCATCGCCTGTGGCGTTTCCGCCAAATTCTCCGTCACCTTTATTTGTTAGAGTTATAGCAGTGTTAGCTATTGGAGTGATAACTGCCTCAGCCTTTTCTTGATAGCGATTTTGGTCTGTCGCTTGATCAATAAAGCCAGTAGTTTCAATATCCAATAATTCAGTCGTGCTACATTTTACCGCTAGGTTATCTGCACTTTCAGTTAAAACCTCAGTGCCGGAAGTTAGCGATACCATAACCGCAAGCGGTATGATCGCGAATCCTGCCCCTGCCTCAGTTGCTGGCACTAACTCAATTGGAGTTGCTCGCAAAGCTTTTAACTCTGCGTTAGAAACCAAACGGTCAGTGTAAAGCACTGGGTCAATTCCTAAAGCTAACTTAGCCTTAGTGATTGCATTATCTGCAATCTCGGCAGTTGTGACATCGCCAATTAAGTTAAAGGAGCAAGACGCATCAGTTCCTTGATTTTCATATAAAGCTTTCACGCCGTTTCCAGCATTAGTCTTAATGAAAATACATCCCTTAGCAAATCCCGCATCTGCACTTGGCACTGTAATGCCTCGGCATACCAAGATTTTTTCTTCACTATCCTCTAAAATAATTTCAATATCTGCGCCGTCTATAGTAACGTCGTTGCCGTCAATGCGAACGCCGTTCCTAATTCTATTTAATGGTCTGCCCATATTTATGAAATTAGTTTATTTAAAATATACGCTTTCTTTTATCTCTCGACCAGAGTTAAAGTTCTTTAACCAATTCTTCTAGCAATTCTTCTTCATTTCTAGCTTTTTTACCGCTTTTTTCGTAGACTGCTACACGGTATTTTTCAGCAATTTTATGAAGTTCTAAAAGAGGGATTTCGTTATCGTATCTTTCAACGTACTCATCACTCATTTTTTCAAATCTTTCTACTAGTTCACTGGTTTTATACAAACCGACATCGACACGTTCAGTATCGTTTTTGAAAGCCTTTACTTTTACATGGTAGAAATAAACGACTTTCTTTTTGCCCTTGCTCTCTGATCCACCGTTACCGGCTTTAGCATTTTCCTCGAGCTTAATATCAATAGCCTCTTGGATTTCTGCATTTTTTTCTTCGCCAGTTAATGTGATTCCGAGTTCAGTTGCCTCAGCAATTAACTCGTCTTTTGTTTTGGTCTTTGCCATATAATTACAATTATTTTTTATTTATTAAAGTAGCTAAGGGGTAGTTTTTACGCTACCCCTTAACCGTTATATCTAGGCAGTTGTTAAACCAGTTAACAAGCCGTGACTTTGACCGACATTTTCTACAGCTAGAGCGAACTTACCTTGTAGGGTTTCTTTCTTTTCGCGACTATTGGTATTTGTTTCAGGAACAAATCTCAATGTGTCGTTTTCTTTCCAGCCCTTGATAAGCTTGCGGGAATCACCGACAGCTACTTGGTCGTTTGGCATATCCAAATCTACGACTACTGGGATGATACCGAATCCGTCAGCCATATATCCGTCTAATACACGACCAGTGTAACGAGCGGAGTTATCGACTGTTACGCTATCCGCAGAGCTAAAGCCGTTGAAGATAGTTTTATTTGCAGGACTCATTAAGATGTAGTCCACTGTTCCACCTGCTAATCTTACGTCAAGCAAGATAGCTTTCAATGCTGTTTCCGTGAACGCACCGCCTACTGCAGTCTTGATTCCAGCACTTAAACCTAACCACTGCAATAAACCACGGGTCATTGATGGTTGTCCGCTAGCAGGAGCTCTACCTACGCCGTAGATAGCTGTGCGGGCTAAATCTCTCATGACACGTTCGATAGCCTCAGCTCTCAAAGTGTCTGCTGTTCTACCAGTCTTACGAGCTTGGTCAGCATCAGCTTTTGAAAGGTCAATGATTTCTTCAATTAACTGAGTGTAGTTGGTAAATTTGGTTGTACCCTCAGCCATTGCCTCTCCGTCTACTTTACCCTCTTCGTGGGCATTACCTACCACCTTGGCAGTAATCGCCGCAACACCGTGGGCTACGTTAGCAGATTCACCTGCTCCACGTTCGTATACGTCGATGGTGTTACCTGTGCGGTCTACAGCCTTAACGACTACGATTTCGTTCTCCACTTTAAGAACGTCTCCGACAGTGATTCTGTCAATATAACTAGCACTTACTGGCAACGCTGTTGTGTCGTTGTTAGTATCCCAGTCTGCGCCTGCACCGCTTGCAGTTACGATTACTTCAGGGATAGTGTAGTTACGTACGAGCACCTCAAACTCGTCAGTGATAAAAGGTGTGTTTCTGTTTTTAAACAGATCCCATGCTTTACCGAATTCCTTAGCCATTAACGGGGAAATATTATCCGCAATAGCGATAACTTCCGGGTCTAGCTTGGAATTTGCATCGGCAAGGGTTGTGTGCATTCCTAAATCCATATGATTGGTATTTATTAAAATTTATTAGACTCACTTTTTATTGGCGTTTGCCAATCTTATCTCCTTAATCTTTTTGGCGAGTGCAAGCATTTGGTCATTCTCAATCGGAGTGCGACCCGACCCCTTTTTCAAAAGGTCATCGTATTCTTTTTGAGCTTTGCTCTCGTCATCTAAATTTATGTCAGCCTCATTGGGAGGAATTGCTCCGCCTTTTACACCGCCAATGGTGATGCCTAAGGTTTTTGCATTTGAGTTGATGTACTCAAGCTTTTTTCGGGAGGAGTAATCACTTGGGATTAAACCTCGCTTGTCTTCAGGTATGCTTTTTAGAGTTTCCTCTAGAATACCGTTGACAGTGCCCTTGTACTTGTCAAGGATGTCCTTGTCTTTGGCAGATTGAGCCTCTGCCTCCTTTCTCTTTTTAGTTTCTTCTTCAGCTAGTTCTTGCCATTTGCCCTGATCAGCTTTTGCCTTACGCTCAGCCTCTTCCTTTTCGGCATCGGCTTTTGCTTTATCAGCTTTTATTTGCTCTGCCTCAAGCAGTGCTTTTGCTACATCCGGGTTGGCTTTCTTTAGCTCGTCTAAACTAAACTTTGAAAGGTCAACTTTTTCCCCGCCTTTATTTTCTACAAAGAGCACTTTTTCCCCTTTGTCGTCTAATAAAGGTTTTGTCTCATCGTTGGGGTCAACTTCGTACTTGACGCCTTCGATCACAATGAATTTGTCCATAAATTTTCTTTTTATTAGTTTTTAAATTGGTCGGGGGATTGAAACCCCGTTAATGTTGTTTTCTTTACCCTTGCGAGTCTAGGACAACTACCTAGGTTTATATAAAAATTATAACACTTTTATTTATTGCTAACAAGCTATTTTTCTATCGGAGTGACTGCCCATCTAATTTCCGGGTTTGCGGTTAACTCTAATCCGTGCTTTATACAAATTTCTCGATAGTCTTTCATGAAGTTTTCCATCTTCATTTTTTTTTCGTTTTCTAAAACTTCCATTGCTTTTTCTACTTCGCTTTTTTCAGCTTTCTTAATTGCCTTTTTTAATTCTTTGTTTTTCATAATTTTATTTATATTTATTAAATATAGCTTGGAATATATAAATTATACTCGTTTTGTATTCTCTGCGGATAGGAGCGGAGGTATACCATTGTCGTTTCGATAAACACATGCCCTAGTTGTCTTTGTATTAAGGTGATATTTGCTCCTCGCTTTAGCAGGTTGGTTGCTAGGCTATGTCTTAAAAGGTGCGGGTATATTCTCTTATTTATTTTAGCACGATTTTTTAAAACATTCACTAGCTTTCTTAAATCACTCGTTCCATACTTATTATTTTTATTTAGCGTGGTGAATAAATAATCGTCTGGTCGTCTTTGATAATAGTTTAAATAATTTATCAGTATCCTCGAGCAGTCGCCACTTATGTTTATTAGCCTGTCCTTTTTTCCCTTACCCTCTAAAACTCGTAGCATATTGTCGCCTAGGTTTACATCGCATACTCTTAGCTCACATAATTCTTTGTTTCTAATTCCTGAATAGGCGAGCAATGAAATGATAGCTTTTTCTCTGATATTTTTTGACGAGGCTATCAGCATTGTTACCTCTGCTTCGGTCAGCGTGTCTTTGATAATGTGCTTTGGTTTTTTCGGTCTGCCTAGCTTTATGGGGTTGACAGTAAATTGCATATACCACTCAATCGCTAGGGAGGTATTTACTATGTGGCTATAAGAATACTTCTTTTCGTGCATTCCTACGATGTAGTCTGTTATCTGCTCGTGGCTTGGCTCGTCTGTTTTTAATGCTCTTGTTAATCGCCTTACACTGTCGTTGTAGCCTTTTAAGGTCACCATTCCTATTCCCTTGTGGACTAATAGAAACTTTTCAAACTGGTTTAATTCCCTTGACATATGTTCTTTTTATTATGTTTTGGCTAATACCAAAATCAGCAGAACTTACTACAAAGGTTTTAGGTTGTCAAGCTACCAAGTTAACAGCTCCGCTTTTTTCCAAGTATTGGTTGCGACACAAATATAAAAATAAGAGCTATCCCAACAGATATCTCCGGCATTGCCGCTTGCTCCAGCGGTTGCCGGAGTCTTAGCGGTGCGTAATCTTAAAATGTCTGAGTTAATATCAAGCTTTGCTGTAGGGGTTGTAATACCTAT